CTTTGGACTTGTGAAGGCAATACGGCTGGCGACTCAAAAGGTAGTCAGGCAAACGGAGACGGCGTATATCTCAAGAAACGCGCTTACTCCCTAATCATGGGCGTTGCTCGCCCATAAGGAGAAACATGAACAAAAAAGTTAAAGCAATGTTGGCCTCATACCTTCGCAGTTTTTTAGGTGCTGCTCTCGCGGCGGGAAGTATTGCAGGTTGGGACTGGAAAGTCGTAATCGCGGCTGGACTCAGCGCAGTTCTACCCGTTGCCCTACGTGCAGCAAACCCAAATGACGCAGCGTTTGGCATGATTGCTGACGCAACTCAAATTGAATTAGACAAGTTAGCCAAGGCTGCTACAAAAAAGCCTGTCAAAAAAACTAAATAGCGCTAGTGCTTGAGTGAGGTCTTGGGGAAGTGCCTCACTCAAGTATTAGGCACGTGTCGTAGAACATCTTTACGTGAAGTTGCTGGTACGCTTTCCCGAAAGGGGAGGCAACATGGGTCTTGCAGACAAACTAGAACAAATTAGTAAAACCGTAAACGGTACCAAATGCGCTTATCAACTTATGCTTGAGGCTATGCCAAAAGACGAGCGGGAAGCACTTGACGCAGCGTGGGAAAAAGGTTATTCACAAAGAATTATTCTGCGTGCATTGCGTAGTGAAGGTTACAAAACTAGCAATGAGTCAATTATGGGACACAAATCAGGCAGTTGTAAATGTCAGAAAAACTAAATGACATTCTTGAACACCGTCAAGAGATTTACGGTGACGCTGAGCAAAACTTTATGACTATTGGGCGTATATGGGGAGCCTTATTAAACGTCCCAGATATTCAACCACACGTAGTTGCTTTGATGATGGACGGTCTTAAATCAGTCCGTTGCATAGCAAACCCTTTTTACCAAGACTCATGGGACGACAAACTAGGTTACATACAACACGCTAGGGAAATACTCCATGACGCTTGATAAGCATTTTGCTGAACTTCCAGAAGGCATTGAGTCCAATGACGTTACTGAACTGCGTAAAGCGCTTATGCGGACTCAAAAGAAACTTATGGAAACCAAACAAAAAGTTGACGATTTAGTTGAAGCAACTCACAACGCCGCTTATGACGCAACACTTAGCGCGGGGCCAATAAATCCCGTTGCTGCACCAACTCCAGTTAAAGGCAAAAAAACTGGAGAAGTAGCGTTAATGCACATGACTGACTGGCAAGGCGCAAAAAAAACTACGTCCTATGACTCAGAAGTAATGCGCGTAAGAGTTATGCAGTACATGGAAAAAGCCGTCAAGATTACAGAAATACAACGGGCAGACCACCCTGTCAAAGATTGTGTAATTATGTTTGGTGGAGACATGATTGAAGGGCTGTTTAACTTTCCTAGCCAAGCGTTTGAAATTGACTCCACACTTTTTGAGCAATACGTGAACGTGTCTAGACTATGCGTTGACGTTGTGCGGTATGCCCTCACCAATTACGAGAAAGTCACGGTTGTCCCTGAGTGGGGTAATCATGGTCGTATAGGTTCAAAAAGAGATAACGTCCCACGTTCAGACAATTTTGACCGTATGTGTTACGAGTTGGCTAAACAACTGTTGCAAAATGAGAAGCGTCTAAATTGGCAAGATTGTCCTGAGGATATTCAACGCGTAGAAATTGGTAACTACCGCGCATTGCTTATTCATGGAGATGAGGTAGGTCGTAACGGTTTTGCTTCTCCTGGCGCAATTGTGCAGCATGCTAATCGTTGGCGAAGCGGCTCTTATCCGTGGGAGTTTAGAGACGTTTATATTGGTCATTACCACACTCACGCTGAATGGGCCATGGCTAACGGATTAGGTTCCGTTTATCAAACTGGTTCTACTGAGTCAGATAACAGATACGCGGGTGTAAACCTTGCTGCTAGTGCAACGCCTTCACAACGTTTGCACTTCGTTGACCCAGAAAAAGGTCGCGTGACGGCCAGTTACAAAGTTTGGTTGGACTAATGCCACTTTATGAATATCAATGTTCAAACTGCAACACAATTGCAGAACATGAGTTTTCTATTCACCAAGGCCCTGCTCCAGCAATTGTCTGCAAGTCTTGTGGAAAAGACGCAGCCCGCAAGTTTTCTACTTTTGCCGCAGTGTTTCGTGGTGGAGGTTGGGGAGGTTCAAAATGAAGTATTTATTGACTAACGGTAATAGTGAGTTAAGAGCAGACGGCATATTCACATGGACGCTTCCCGCTCTTGCGGCCAAACTTGATAATGGTTTGAACGTTCTTGTTTGTCCTAATGCTGGAGCATGCGCTCAATTGTGTTACGCCCGTTCAGGAACTTACAACTTTTCAAACGTTAAGGCAGCGCACAAAAGAAATCTTGAGTTTGTCATAAATAATCTTGACTGGCCTACGATTATGATTACTGAGTTAAGTTCAAAAAGGTATCAACCAACTGGAGTACGAGCAAGGTATTTTGATTTAGTTGACCAGTCCTCATTGACTCTATTTCAATTAGACTGGTTACTAACTGGAGGCAAGGCAGTACGTATCCACGACTCAGGCGATTTTTTCACAAGAGAATATTTTGAAGCCTGGTTGCTTGTTATACGTAAAGTGCCAAACGTTTTGTTTTATGCCTACACCAAAGAAGTTCAAATGACTAAAGAATATGAATTACCAGAAAACTTTATTTTGATTTACTCCATGGGCGGCAAGCAAGATAATCTAATTGACGTCAACGTTGACCGACATGCTGAGGTGTTCCCTTCAATGGACGCGTTACTGGAGGCAGGTTACGTTGACCAAGAGGACTCAGATATTTTGGCTGCACTTATGCCTTCAAATAAAGTCGGGATTGTTGCAAACAACATAAAGCACCTTAAAAAGAAACAAGGTCAAGAAACGTTTGGAAGCCTTCAAACCGCAAGAAATTAGTCGTCTATTTCTTCGTCCTCAACCCAGATGTTTTTAGTTGTAATGTCAATGCCGTTTTCTTTTGCAAGTTTTACTGCAAACGTCATTGCCTCTTGAGCGCGATTAGTTAAATCATGTAACGCGTCAGGGTGGTCATGTGTTGTGTTTACTTCAACCCATAGTTGGTGAAGGTTAATCTGTATGGAAGCGGCCATGGGCCAACTATAAAGTAAGTTACGCGGCTATCGCCACTATTCCTGCCTTGGCGTAAGCCTTAATCAAAGCGGTTACGCGGGTCTTAGATAATGGAGCGCAAACCAGTACCTCAAGAGTTGAGGCGTCTTTTAGAGTGTAAACCTCTTTCATGGTTAGTTTCCTTTTCCGTACAAAGCGTTAAAGGCTACGGATAGGCTTTTGGTGCATGTACAGCAATGCGTAGCGCTAACCCTAAGTGAGTTCATAACTTCCTCTGGGACAACAAAATCTGTTCCACAACGCTCACAGTTCCAATTCATGGTTTATGCCTCCTTCGTAAAGTGGCAACTGCATAAGCAACAAAGGTTCTTGGCAAAATCAAAACCAAGCATTGAGACCAAATCTTGTGGGGCTGAGAGGCAAGAGCCGTGTTCTGAGGCTTGGCACTCTGGAGCAATGCGGCGCAATGGGGTAAAACCGTTAAATGTGTAGGTCTTGCCTGTTGCTGGGTCTGTTACGTTCTTATTCATGGTAGCGCTCCTTTTGGTTAAGTAACCCTGTCTGGGTCATAAGTACAGATTACCATAACTGGTTACGGTGTCTAGTCCCTGACCCACTTATTTTTGTGACTTTAATCACATGGCTAAATCCTTGTTTATCGTAACCACTTGCCCTAATCTTTCTTTAACAGGCCACTAGGCCCCAAACAGGAAGGCACCAAATGACACACAAATTAGTTGATGAAAACGGCCACGAAATTAAAGGCCAGATACGCATGGTTTTTGTTTGCGATTTATGCGGTAACACTGCCGATTTTTACCATGGCATGAGTACCTATGCAAAGACTGTTGGAGACACAGTAACCCGTGAAAGTTACTGCTCCGAAATATGTGCAAGAAAGGCGGTTGCAGCATGACCACCAAGATTGCAATTACATGGAAAGCGTTTGGCGATATACCAGACAGCAACCGCAAAATAAGTACAGTGGAGTTTGAAGCAGATTTTGCAATTACTGAGGAAAACGTTGATACGTTTCTTGAAGTTGTTTATGCTCAAACCAATACATACCGCGGAAATCTTTGGAACATTATTGAACCGCTATTATCCCCGACCCGTACTCATACAGCATTAAGTGTTGGTGATGAGATTGCAATTGACGATAAAACTTACAAGGTTGCAGATTGCGGCTTTACTTTAATTGACAAGGCGGTTGCGTAATGGCGTTTAACTTAGATAATTATGAACCAGTAGCAAACCGTTTAGCGCGGGCGCATGCTGACCACCCAGACATGAGAGTTATTACAAACATTGTTGACATATTCCGTGACGACAATGGCGCTCCAAAACAGTATGTAGTCCAAGCGCAAGTTTGGTACGGCGATATTTTGAAGGCGCAAGATTTTGCTGAGGAGATTGTTGGTAACGGCATGGTAAATAAATCCTCAGCCCTAGAAAACGCGTTGACCTCCGCAATTGGCCGCGCATTAGCAGACGCTAACTACCAAGGTACAAACCTGGAGAACCCGTCTAAAACACGCCCTAGCCGCGAGGAAATGCAAAAGGCTCAACGTATTCAGGAAAGTACCACCGTGGTACCAGTTGCTCCAGTTGCACGCGAATATGACGACAAAGAAATAACTGCCGCTGGTGATTGGATTGACAAGGTTGCAGACATTGTTGACATTGACGAACTCAAAAAAATATGGGCTGACCAAGCCGCTTTACTTGACGTACCAGTCAACAAAGACACATTAAAGGCTGCAATTAACCGACAAGTTGCAAAAGGCAAGAAGGCCGCAAAATGACAATTAACTGCCGTTTATGCGGAACACCCGTAACAAGTGATGAGTTTACTGTCAATGACGTTATTACTTGTAGCAATTGTTGGGAGAAATAAATGATTACAAAACGTGGTTGGACGGTTTTATGGATTACGGTTGCATTAGTAATTGGTTTATTTACTTACGCAACACGTGACGTTTGTTATGTAGGTGAGTCTGGTAATGCGTTAGGTTACGGCTCATGCACAGAAATGCTAGACAAGGTGGTTAATAAATGAGTATGAAAGGTTCTGGGATTTACTCCACAACAGAGACACGTGAAATAGTTTGTAAAGAACGTTGCAACGATTGTATGGACGCAAAAAAAATCTGTGAAAATAACTGGGAACAAGATTTTGAAACTGACGACTGGGGCAATATCAACCAGGAAGTTACGTGCAAAAGTTGTAACCACTCAATAACGTTTACTGAGGAAAGTCAATGACAGTTACTCCAGATGATGTTGAGCAAAAACTAAAAAACTTATCTAAAGAAGTTGACATAGCGCAACAAGATTTAGAAACCGCTGAGTTGGAGTATTACGTTTCCAAGGCTAGTTATGAAATTGCACTTGCAAAATCAAGATTAGTTTTAGGCAGCCAAGGTGTTAAAACTGTCGGTGAACGAGAAGATAGAGCGCTGGTAGTAAATGAAGAATTGGCCCAACGTTTAGCAATTGCAGAAGCCAGAGTAAGAGCGGCTAGGGGTAATTCCCAGAGACTCCGCGAGCAGGTTGACATAGCACGTTCAATTGGAACTAGCGTTAGGGCGGCAATGAACTTATGACCACTGACATAACTAAACTACTAACTACCGCATTGGGGACACATGACAACCAAAGACCGCGTTCACAGCAAAAAGCATTGGGGCCTTCAAGTATCGGAGATTGCTCAAGGCGCGTCTGGCACGCGTCTCACGATACGCCGCATACAAATCACACAGACGGTCTCGCGGCCATACTTGGTACAGCAATACACGCCGCAATTGCAGAAGCCATTGCACTTGAAGACCCCTTCGGAGAGGATTTTTTAATTGAGGAAACGGTTAACGGCTTAGGACGTACTGGCCACGTAGATTTATTTATACGTAGTGCAGGTTTAGTCGTTGACTGGAAAACTACAAAAAAGAAGTCCATGCGTTACTTTCCATACGAACAACAGACATTGCAGGTGCAAGCGTATGGAGTGTTAATGGAGGAAATGGGTCACAAAGTCAATGAAGTTTGCTTAGTTGCAATACCCCGTGACGGCGAAATGGGAGACATAAAGGCTTGGCGTGCGCCTTACAACCGCGAAACTGGTTTACGTGGTTTAAATTGGCTGGAGAAGGTTGAAAACATGGATACAAAACCAGCGCCAGAAAAAACAATCAAATGGTGTTCTAAGTATTGCAACTTTTATGACGTGACAGGGGTGGTGGGTTGTCCGAGTTCGTAAATGATTACAAAAACGTTGAATGGGAAAAGGCTAATTGTCAAGACATTGGCACTAACGCGTTTTACCTGTTAGATGATGAACCACGACATAAACAAGCAATTAAAACTGAGTACGCAAGAGCGGTTTGCGCTATATGCCCTATTCAAAAAGAATGTCTGGAATATGCCTTTAAGCATGAGCAATACGGTATATGGGGCGCAATGACTTCTCAGGAACGCGCCTATATCAAAACTGGAAAACTGGGTGGCCCAACAGTGCGTGACGGACTTGCGGAGTTGAAGTCTTTTGGCATATCTTTAAGAGAGGTACACGCGGCAGCGCGAAAGGCAAAAGATGAGCATTAAACTTATGACCTGGGTTTGGGACAACAGTAAATATGAAGGCGCAAAACTCTTGTTGCATTTATCTATGGCTGACCATGCAAACGACGAAGGTTGGTTTTATGCAGGTCAAAAACGGTTAGCAACCAGAGCGCGTTGTTCAATTGACTATGTTCGCAAGGCATGTAACGAAATGATTACGGACGGGTATCTGCTTATTGAAAGCAAGGGCAATGGGCGCGGTATGGCCACTCAATACGTCCTACAAAGGCCAAACACAGTAGGGCCTTTAATTGAACAGAAAACTGCTAAAGGCCCAACTCTGGCAGCCGAAACCCCCAACTTTGCTTGCTACCAACCTATAAGAACCCTTAATATAAAAGATAACGGCAACAAGTTGCCGACACCTCCTAAAGAACTTTCCAAAATGCAACAACTGGTTGCGCTTTATTTTGACAGTCTTGAAAATGCTCCAGTTAAACCCACTGGCAAAATGGTTGCAGGCCAGATACAACTAGCGTTGCGAGACACCACGGTTGAGTATCTTGAAATCTTGATACCGCTGGTTGCAAAAGACGGTTTACCGCTTACACCCAATACCTTGATGATTACGGCCAAGGCGCATGCAAAACAGGTAGGAGACATACAACGTGCAGCAAGGGATAAAGAGGCCGCAAAACGGCGTTCAGAGGCTTTAGACAGGGAGTTTGAAGCCGCCCGTAACAACGCGGTGCCTATGCCTGATGAAGTCAAGGATTTAATAAGCCAATTTAGGTTCAAAGAAATGGAAGCATAACCTTACGTTATAGGTTATGCTTACGGTTACGGAGGAAACATGACAAAAAATGTTGAAGTCTGGCAGTTGCAACCTGGAGATACAGTGAGTGTCAAAGGTGACTCAATGGTTATTAAAAACATTGACGCTGAGTTTACTGGCGTATCCTTAAACCTTATTGACAGTAAAGGTCACGGACATTATGCAGCCTATGGTCGTGACGACATTATCCCAATTGTGTTAAGTGATTGAGTTTATTGTTGAAGGCAACCCAGTAACGCAAGGCTCCATGAAGGTAATCAACGGACGTGTTTTACATAGTCGCGGTGAAGCGTTAATTCTGTGGCGCACAATGGTTGCAATAGCGGCCCGTAAAGCGGGTTGTTTTCCAGTGCCTAATCCCATTGAAATGACAATTGACTTCCGTTTGCCACGTCCTAAGACAGTCCGCAGAAACCTCCCATACGTTGCACCTGACCTCGATAAGTTAATCCGCGCCGTTCTTGACTCGTTAACTGGAGTTGCATACGTGGACGACGGGCAGGTCGTAACAATTAAATCAACCAAAACTTATGGAGACCCAGGCGTCACAATCACGCTTGATACTTTGTGATGTACTTCACACGGTTTTAGACTTGTAAACCGTAACCACTTGCCTTAATCTTTCTTTAACAGCGCAAACAGCGCCCAAACAGAAAGAAGGCAAGCACTATGAATACCAATTTAGTAGTTATTATTAAAGAAAACCCTGGCACCGCCAATGAATACCATGTACACGCAGAAGGTTGCGGAGATGTTGAGCGGTTTTTAACGCGCCGCGGTTGGAAAACTTTTGGCACTTACTCTAAATATACTGATTTTGCTTACAGCAATTTTAGTGACCTTGCTAGTGATTACGTTGCAAAAGACGCTACTGAGGAATATTGGACAAAGGCAACACTTAATGAAGCAAGTTATTACGCTGCAATTAAAGCATGTTGCAAAAAAACAGTGGACGCTGAGATTGCTCCATACGCAGGAATTGAGGTTGTAATTTTATGATTTGTACACAATGCCAAAAAGAGTTTCACCCACTTGCAGCCTTCCCAAAAAACCAGTGCATTACTTGTT